ACAGGTATATTTGTAGCTAAGCACGTTACTGTTAATATCATCTGCACTCCTCCTCAAATCTTTTTTCGATAAGTTGTTCAACAACTTTATCTCTATCAGTGAGAGCAACTCTTTCATCGAATGAATCACAAAGGCCTGGTTTTGAACCACCAAGTAATTCGATTAATATTGACCCAGTATTCATTGCCTCAACTTCTTCAGCAATTCTTTCTAGGGCTCTTTCGTTTACTATGTTTGACATTTTTTACTCCTTATTTAATTATCTAATATGTATATTATAACATACTTTTTTGCAAATGTAAACGTTTTTTTCACTTTTTTTTGAAAATAATTACACAACAATCACTATCTAGAGAGCGGTTAAACTAAGGGAAAGAAAAGGGGAGCAAAAGCTCCCCCATGATAATGTCAATAATAAAGGAGTGTTATACTTCTTTTGCTATAAAAGTGTATACACCGTAAGCAAGGGCTACCCAAGCTACTATGTCAACTAAGCCACCTAGTAGTAGGTACGCTAATGATAATCCGACAATGACACCGCCGTCCCAAGACGTACGTTCTGCCCATCGGTCCATTAACCATGCTTTTGCTGTATTTAACATATCCATATAGTTTCTCCGTTAAAGTTTAAAGTCAGCAAAAGAGTCATTACTTTCTCTTTCACCAAACTTGTTAATCGGCTTATCCGGCACCATTTCAGTCATGATGTCTGATTGGGCCGATTCCTCTACATCATATAGTTTCATGCGGGAACGGTCCACACCAACTACAAATCTCTTGTATTTGGTTGGGTCGTTATATCTATTCTTCAATTGCTTTACCAATAGTTGGCCTAATTCTTCAAGTTCCTCTGTTGATATAAGAGCAAACATTAAATCAGCCGTTGCTGGTAAACCAAACGATTCAGATGTATCCTCTAATCCGACGTCAGTATTACTGTACCCAGACCTAGTAGTCTGAGTTGCCGATACTATAGGTACATTGAATTCTACAGCAAGGCCACGCAGTTCTTCTGCTATGGCTTTGATATAGGTATAACTATTTATACTTCCACCCATGCCACGCATGCGACTTGAGGCACAAATATTTAAATAGTCAATATATATCATATCAGGCTTAAAGTTCTTTTTAAGCTTAAGCTCATTAAGTAAAGCTCTGAAATGACCTGTATGTGCTGAGCCAGTAGGATATTCTTTTACTATAAGTTTACCTACAGAGGCTTTTGCAATTTTTCCAATCTTATCATCAAATACATTTTTAGGTAATGAGTTTAAAGATTCAATTGGAAGGTTCATAAGGTTAGCATCGATTCTTTCAGCGATTCTTTCCTCAGCCATTTCCATAGTCACATACAAAACATTCTTTCCTTGATTAAGAACAGATGCTGCGCAATGACACATGAATAATGACTTACCCACACCGGTACCGGCAAGGGCAATGTTAAGTGTCTTATTAGGTAGACCACCTTTTGTTATTTTATTAAAATAATCTAAATCAAATGGTATTCTATCTTCTTTACGATTATAAAAGTCAAACCTTTCATCACTATTGTCAATATAATCATGACCTATCTTTTGGTCAAATGATACTCCAAGAGCTTCAGATAGTATTTCAGGTATAGCACCTTCACTTCTTAATTTGTCTTTACCATCGATGATTTGTATTGAATCCATGATAGCATTATAGACTGCTCTTTCTTTACACCATTTTTCTGCTTCAGTTATTAAATAATCAGTATCAACTTCTGATTTTTCTTTTATTTCATTAATTAATATTTGAGCACTATTTAATATTTCTTCTGAAGCATGAACCTTTTTAAGTTCAAGTTCTAATATTTTTGACGTTGGTAATTTATTATGTTTGCCTACAAATTGTACAATTAAATCGAATACCGTTTTATGAGTACCTTCAAAATATTCTTTTTGTAAATAAGGTACTACTCTTCTACAGAATTCTTCATTATGTAGAAGATGATTCAGTATGTGTGTCGGTAGTTGATTCTCCATTTCCAATTCCTATTGTTGATAAATTATTTTCTTTAGCGTATTCTAAAGAATCCGTTATTATATATTGTAGTACAGCGCCTAGGTAATTTTTAAATCCTTCATCTTCATTTAATTCATCAATATTAAATTCAGCTGGGTCAAGAATTGTATAGTTAAAACTTAAAGTTGCTAAATCTAGATTTACATCTTCTCTTACTCCAACTTGTCCATATACAACTGATACATTTTTCCAAGTCCCAGTTTTTAATTTAACACCGTGAAACGCACTTGCATCGTTTTCGACTATTGTATAGTCTTTTTCGGTTATTGTATACATTACTCTGACTCTATATCTAAATCAATATCAATCATTGGTCTATGACCAATTGAATAATAAGTTCTTACAAACTCTTTAAAGTCTGTATCTGCAAAGATTGGTTCCCAAAACTTTTTCTTAAGAGTTTCTTTTTCTCTTACTTTAGGTTCTAGTATTTCGCCAGTATTCATATCAACTGCTGCATACCAACCAACATTTGGTTTAGTGACATATCCACCAGCCATTGCTACATCAAGCAATCCACTATATTGTTCGATACCACCTTCCCATGAAACACTGATTGGTATTTTAGATTGTTCTTTTACAAACCTTGATTTTTCTACTTTGATTATAAAATGATACCCTTGTATTTCAGTACCTTTTTTCTCTTGACGTCTTCCAATAATCCAAATGTTATCTGCTGAATAGTAAATACCTGTACCACCACCAACAACATCTTTTGGAAATAATCCAATCTCTTTATATGTATGGTTAACAGCAAGTAAAGGGATGTTCTTCATAGTAAGATAAGGAGTGACCATTCTGAACAGTCCCTTTAATGCTTTAGCTCTTGACATATCTGCTACAGATTTTTCGTTAAGAGCATCTTCCAACTCTTTCTTAGAGGCTAAGTTCCCAATTGAATCAATAACGACTATTACTTTATCGCCTCTTTCGATATTTTCGAGTTGTCCTACTAAATCAAACTTAAGTTGTTCGACATCAGTAATTGGTGTATGTAATACTCTACTTGTATCAATACCAAATGTTTCAAAGTATGATTGTGGTGAACCAAACTCTGAATCATAAAAGAGCATTACAGCATCTTCATATTGCTTTAAATATGCTGCTCCCATCAGCAAAGCAAATGAAGTTTTAAAATGTTTAGATGGACCTGCTAGAACTGTAAGTCCTGAAGTAAGTCCTCCTTCAATATCGCCTGATAATGCAACATTAACCATTGGCACATCAGTAACGATTATATCTTTTTCAGCAAATAAAGCTGAGTCTGATAGAATAGCAGTATCTTTAATCTTACTATTCTTTTTTAATTTATCCATTATAGACATATTATCTTCTCCTACCGCGTGCGGTAATAAATGCATCATTCATGCGTTGTTGTTTACGAGCTCTTGCAACTGCTTCAGCTTTTTTTCTTTTTCTTTTAGCTGTAGGCTTTTCATAGAACTCTCTCTTTCGTACTTCTTGTACAATACCTGCTTTCTCACAGGCCTTTTTAAATTTTCTTAAGGCTACATCAAAAGGCATTTCTTTTGGCGGCCTCTTATCCCTGGGATGTCTTTTCCTAGGTCTCAAATCAATACTTGGCATAGTCACTCCTATTATTTAAATTCATATAGTATATTATATCATAAAACGGTCCAATTGTAAAGGACTTTTTTCATATTCATATGTTCTTTTTTTGTTATCTTGAACTAAGAACTTTGTTTCAATTCTTTCGAGATTACCAGCTAAATATTCTTTAACCATTCTTGCTGGATGTTCAGCTGTAGTCACTGGCACATTTTGACAAATATGATTCAATGACCTTTTAGGATTAAGTAATATAAAGTCATCTGGTAATTTCATTAAAGATAGAGCTTCTCTTACTGTTAAATATCTATCTTCGTCTGGATGAGTTAAGCATGTTGGCATATGACCTACAAAAGCTCCTATTTTATCTTTAGGTACTTCAGTAGTTTTTCTCATTATGTTGCCACCCGCTTTTAGTTTATGATATTGTCTATCGCATTTCTTTGCTACATTATCATATCCATTTTCACGCATCCATTTAGCAACTTCTTTATAAGTTGTTCTTTCTTCAATGTAATCCATGGGATTAGTTGTTTTTTCTATT